TTTATGATTCAAAATAAGATTAAGTTTCCATCTTTCATGGGGTGGTATAAAGCTAGTATCACATCTGATGATAAGAAGTATATTGAGACATTAAAAGAACAATGTGATCTAAATGAAGAAGAAATGTTAGATCTTATTAATTATTTTAGAGAAAGGGGTATATCGATTCGTGAATTGTGTATAAATCTGAACTATATTAAAGGGGATGAATAAATGTAAGCACCCCCATGCCTAAAGACGGGGCTTTTAGCTCCGAGGCCTTTGATATTCGGTTCTATACTTTCGTACTCTATACCAGCAAAGCAATTAAGAATAGCTTCAAAAATAATCTTTGCACCTTGACAAGGTACCGCCATTCCTATCTGTTTTCGGATACTCTTGTAAGCAAAATATGCTATAATAGATTAAGGGAAGAACGAGGTGAGATTATGAAAAGAAATTCACTTGTTGCTCCTGTGTTGAAGTGGGCAGGAGGGAAGCGGCAATTACTAAAAGACATAAAGAAGCATATACCAGAGAAATTTTCAACTTATTATGAGCCCTTTTTAGGTGGTGGGGCTGTTTTATTCGAACTACAACTTAGTGAGGCTGTAGTGAATGATATAAATGAGGAATTGATAAATGTTTATTTAGTAATTCGGGATCATATTGAAGAACTCATTGAAGAATTAAAAAAGCACGAAAGAAAAAATAGTGAAGAATATTATTATGAAATAAGAGAATTAGATAGAGATAAGAGAAAGTATGAGCAATTAAGTAACATAGAAAAAGCTGCGAGAATAATTTATTTAAACAAAACATGTTATAACGGTTTGTTTCGTGTAAATTCACAAGGTCAGTTTAATGTTTCTTATGCGAGATATAAAAATCCAAATATTGTGAATGAAGTTACATTAAGAGCAGTAAGTAATTATTTTAATAAAGCTAAAATAACTTTTAAATGCGGAGATTTTGAAGAAGCAGTTAAGGGGGCAAGAGAGGATAGTTTTGTGTATTTTGATCCGCCTTATGATCCCGTTAGTGATACAAGTAGTTTTACAGAATATAATATAAATGGGTTTGACAAGGAGGATCAGTTAAGGCTTAAGGAATTATGTGATAAATTAAATAAAAAAGGTGTAAAGTTTCTACTTTCAAACTCACTAACAGATTTTATTTTGGACCTGTATAAAGATTATAATATAACAATAGTCCAAGCTAATAGGACAATTAATTCAAAAGCGGACAAAAAAGGAAAAGTTGATGAAGTGCTGGTGAAGAATTATGAGTGAGACAAAGAATGATATTGCATGGGAACGAATTTTTAAGAAATATAAAATATTAGAGAAAATAAAGAAAAATGGGGCTTTTGAAATAACGTCAGGGCAAATAAATGAGTTTAGAGAAGCAAGGTTGATGACAAAATTTGATCACCGAAAAAATTTACCGAAGATTTTTGAAGAAAATAATCTTTCTACTCTTCCTATTACTAGAGGTAGTTATTTAATTGCGCAATTTAAGGCTTATCATAGGCTTGAGGAAAAAGAAACAGAAATAATCAAAGGCACTGTTCAAGGAATTAGTTATCGTTATTGTATTCCACTTCATAAATCTGATGGGTATAATTACAAGAAAGGAGATAGGGCGCTCCTCAATATGCCTAAAGGCAGGGGTATCCGCGCCTGCGTGTTTTGATGACAAAGGAACAGCTAGAAGAATTGGTTAATGATACTGTAAATAGATTCAATAAAATAGATGATGAAATTAAATCACGACAAAATGTTATCAATGAAAAACAAAAAGAAATATCAGAGTTGATTGATGAACAAAAGCGTTTACAAGGGGAATATCGAATTTTAATCAAAATTATTAATAGTTTTAGCAAAACTGAAGATACAAATGATTCTTCTCAAGAGGTTAGTGTTTAATGTCAACAGCAACAGAAGTTACTTACTTCTGTAAGTGGGAGAGGTTCAATTAATTTTATGTGGAATAATGATATGGAAAATACAAATACAACTATGGCACCAAAGAAGAAAAATCACCCAGCTCATACGACGCATAAAATAAAAAAACCGTTCGGTAAGAAAATAAAAGAATATATTAAAAAGTATGGTCTGTTTTCATTAGCTTTCCTTCTTGTTATTTTATCTTCACTTTCTTTTGGGATATATATTGGAACTAAAACTAAATATGTAATAGATAGTAGAACATATGTTTTTTTAGATAATAAGCGACCTGTAAATGATGAATTTTATGAGTTATCTAAACCTCAACTAAAAAGAATTATTAATCAATTCATCACTCGATGGTTTCCAGAGAATGATCCAGAATATGTTGATATTGTCACAGATTCATTTATTAAGTTATTTTATAAATTCCCAGAAGAACGACAAAATATTCTATATTATATCGCATTATGTAGCGTAGAGTCTAACTTCAAAATGAGTTTTCATAGTAAGAATGGGGCTATAGGTATTTCACAGGTTATGTGGTCTGTTTGGGGATCAGTTATTAAGCAAAACTATAATATAAGTAAAGAAAAACTATGTATATCACCATATGATAATATCTATGTTGGATATATGATCTGGAGGAATTATTGGAGGAAAGCTAATTATAATATAAAAGGAGCTAATAATGGATATATAGGTGCCAAATCAGAAGCATACAACAATAAGATAAATGAAAGGTATTTACAGTTGGCTAATAGTATATTCAAAGAATTATTAAAAGATAAAACCAAAACAAAACTATAAAAATGACAATTATACCATCCATTTAATTTACAATTAATTTTATGGTTGTAGTGTACTTTATCACCCTAGGGCTGTATAATAAGCTTAGATATCGAGAGGGGTGATTAGTAATGTTAGTAAAAGATATGGAAACTATGATGAAAAACATCACCAAGAATCGTATTATGTTTTCAAACGAACATATCCTAAACCAAGAAAGGGCTTTTAAAAATATGTTCGGGTGTCACGCTTCAAGAGGAAATCTTACAAATTTTCATCCAAATGAAAAACCAATTATTATTCTAGATCTTGCACCGGAGTTTAATATTCCTAAAAATAAACCTCATTTGCGTGATACTATATTAAATTCAATAATTAAAGAAGCAAAAATTTATCCATATATTACATATGTATATAAGGAACCAATAACAAAGAAATATCGAATTGAAAATGAAGAATATTGTTATGACGCTATATATAATGTTTGCAAAGAGTTGCATTATATTATAGAAAATCAATTTAGCAACCACCAAGTAATTACGTTAGTTTTTTTGGGTAAATATATTGAATATCGATACGTTGTAACGATATTGAATTATATGCTTCAAGCGAATGATGTCTATTTAGAATTGATTTATAATCATCATATCTCAACCTTTATTAAAGAAAATGATGGAGACTATAAAAATAATAAGTTTTATAAAGATGATATTAATAGGTTATCTAAAAAATAATCTTGAAGTGTGCTATACTAGTCAAAGATTTTAGATAAATTAAGAATAGTCCTATCTAGATAACACTAAAAGGATGATATAGTTGTTAGATGAAAGGGCGATTCAAAGACTAATATATAATTGGAATAACTACTTCGGCAAGACTCAAGTCGAAGATAGTTATATTGTTGATGAATTGAATATCGATAATCTATTCAATTCATACCTGGCAAGTTATAGTTCTACATTATCATTTGAATATACTGATAGTATATGTGTTTGTGAAAAACAAAATAATAGAATAACGGTTACCTATTTTAAAAATAAGATTTGTATTGATGAATTTGATGTTAGATCAAAAAGAAAATTCTATAATTTAATTAACAATTTTGACTATATTATTACGAATAACTTTCCAATATCAGCTGAAGTCTTAAATAAAACAAAAATCATTTTGAGATATGAGCTTATAAGAAATATATTAACAAGTAATCATACACATTTTTTTAGTAAAGATCTACCATTTTCAGTTAATGATATGACAGTTTTCATAACAAAAATGTTTTTACAAGAATTAAATTCATGTAAAGAAAGATTGGCTAAGTTGAGGTTTTCATCGTACTTATTAAATCAATTTGAATTAGGTGTAGTTATTGATGATTTAATTTTAAAACCAAATATTTCAATTAGTCCTTATGGTCGATGGTATTGGTCAGGAACGGAAAGGGTTCAGAATGACTTGAAAGCAAGAAAAAAAGTATTTAATAAACTCCTTAAATATGGTAAAATACTAAATATTGATTTGATTTCTGGTGAACCGATGATTCTTAGCCAATTGAGCAATTCCTCTTTATTGAAGAAGCTTCTTAAATATCGGGTATCAATAAAGAAAAATGATATTGAGTTAAGTACGGCATTAAAAAATTTAATCAATATTTTTATTCATGCAAGTACTACACCTGAAGATGTATATTACAAATTTAAAACAAGTAATGACTATAAATTAATTGAATCAAAAATTGGAATTCCAGTTATTAATATTTTGGGTGGTTTACAAGATGAGTTTTTGTGGTATAATAAGAATGTGATTGATAGCTACATGCGAAATTTATCATGTAATGAGTTATCTAGAAGAATTGTAAATCCTGGAGTATTTATATTAAATGAAAATGATATTATTAAAGAACATCGTAAGTTTTTACAGGGGCATACACATGATAAAATATTAGATATTGCAATGTTAACTTTTAAGGAAATAAATATATTACCAATCTTTACGGTACATGATTCTTTGACGTATTTTATTAGTAATTCTGAAAATTTATCGGAGGTAAAAGATGTCGTAAAAAAGAACGCTAAATTAATAAAAACACCAATAACAATGGAAATATTAGAATAATTATATAGGAGGATTTTTGAATGGCACTTGATAAGTATAAGAAATTTATAAGAGAGAAGCTAGCTTCTGGATCTGTAGAAACTAAGACTGGATCACATGAAGGCAAGAAAAAGTATTTGTCATATTATAACCCAAATACCCAATTGACAAATAATATTAAGGAAGTTGTGGTTCGAGTATTACCAAACAAAGATGGACTATTTTTCCAGCAATTCCGGAAACATAGTTTTAAGATTGGTAGTACTCGAAAGAGTGCAATATGTATGTATAGTCGAGACGCTCACGGTGAAACGGTTGGTAAGGAATGCCCGTTTTGTGACTTTTTAGAGGATAATAAAGGTTCTCTTGATAAGAATATACAATACATTCTATCGGCAAAAGACTCTTATCTAATATTAGTATATGATAAGTCTACTGATGAAATAAAGAAGTTCGAAGTCAATGACTATGGTATTACTGATATTCTTATCGCTTTACAAAATTTAGAAGATCTAGATCCGGATATAGATGGTTTTAATATCCATTTCCGTAAAGACAAAAATGGATACGCTAAGGTATATAAGGCTTCTCCACCTGATAATACTTTAGATGAATTATTTATGTCATCTAAGAATGTAAAGAGTATTCCGGATATTTTTAAGGAAGCTATTCCTACACCTAACCAATATATCATGGACAATATTCGATCATTATTTGATTTAGCGATTCAAGCTTTTGCTCCTACATTTGCAAATAGTAGACAAGAATCTGATTCTAATAGAGATAATGATTCACCATTAGCATCAAATTATAATTCAAATTTTGATGACTTTGAGGCACATAAAACAAATGAGGAAGTAGTTTTACCTGAGGATCCAGAAGAAGATTTTGGAGTGGATGATATTAAGAGGTTCCTTAATGAACGAAAAGGGAAGTAATAAGGGGGAGCATTACGCTCCCCTCTCTTTTTTTTTTATTTTACCAATACGAAATTGTAATAGGTTGAATTTGATAAGCACGCAAAAACCGGTATGATTGAATTATCTGTTGTTCTAAATGAATAGGCTTTCTCTTTATTTATGAGCCTTCGACTTGAGAATTTCATTACAGTATCACCTAAACAAATATTGGGTGTTTTAGTACCATAATTAATTAATGATAATATAGTTTTCCACTGTGGTAAAAGCTTCGTTTTTGTTATATTTGAATTTAGATATCGGACGACTTGGAAATTCTTATTGATAATTGGATCGCAATCAGTCAATATCGTATTATACTGAAATATTTGAGTATCACCAGAACAATTGACAGTAATATTTCTATTTGAATAAATATCTAAGAATTTACATTCATATATGTCAACATCATCCGATTCAAGGATACTATCTACTTCAACAAAAGAATATTCAAATCGTGTTGAAGATGTTTCATCAGAATCAAATGTCATAACTTTAGGCATCTTCGCCGAAGCATTATACAATTCAAGCAGATTAGTTAATGAATATATTCCCTTATTTGTATAGATATAATTATTAATACTGAGCATTATAACTTAACCCCTGTTCAATGTTGTTCTGTTTTCGCTCTGTTTCTTGCTGATCATTTACAATATATTTAGCATACTTAGTTTGTAAATTAGAATCATCTATTATCTCTTCCAATAGCTTTTTAAATAACTGAACATCTATAAACTTAGTATTATCATCATATTCTAAATTGATATTACCAAATGAACCTTTATTTTTATCTAAATCATCCAAAAACTTAAAATAATCTATATCATAATTTTTTCCGTCTGTATGTTTATATATGATATGACCATTTGGTTTGACTTTTAAATTTGTACCTTTAAGAGCCCTATTTAATATATTTAAATTTTTAGTTAGTTTTAATGTTTTCGATATTTTAATTCCTTTTATATTTCCTCCTACCATAGTGTAAGAAGCAATCGCAGATGAAACCATATATAACAAGGAAGGTATAGAATTGACATCGTTGTTTCTAGAGCAATTTTCAACATAATATTTTGCAACAATTTTAGGAAATTCTATTGGATCATATCTTTTAGAATTTGTGTCGACGAAATTAACAAAGTTGGATATTTCTTGAACAGCTCTCCCAGAATGACTATGTTTTGATTTAAACTCTTTTAATACCAATCCTTTATAATTATCTGATAATAGGATACAAATTAAATTGACAAAGGCTTTAAATAACACAATTTCACCTGGGCTTGCGTTATCTTCAGCAACTTTATTTGCCAAATCGTCGATATTATCTATTATACTTTTTCCTCTTTTAATTAATGGTTCTAAAATTTTAGTATATGATTCTCTAAATTTCATATCTTTTTCATATAAACGTCCTATACGAGCAACAAAATCTTCAGATAAACTTTCTTTTATTAATTCAAAAACACCTTTAAAAATATTAAAATCGGTAAGACCTGGCCCTTTTATTATATAGGTAATTATGGTATCATATAAATTCTTGCCTGTTTGTTCCATAAATTTAGTCAAATATGGATGAGCAGCTTTATTAATAGCTTTCATCTCATATTTATTAATATCTGGTCTAGTTGTGTTTATAATATCTCCAACTTCGTCAGCTTCTTCATTATCTTCTGACAATATTGTAGTCATATTATCTAAAGACTTCCATTCATCTTCAGATATTACTCCTAAACCAAGATCATATGCAATTATAGAAGAGAAGGTGTTATGTTCAGTTAACACCTTCTCCATTATATTTTTTATTTTAAGTTTTTTTTTATCTAAATTTTCTAAAAATAAGTTGATTTCTAAGTTTTCTTCCAACATCTTTTGTAATTCTTTTTCAACATCTTCAGAAATCTTAGCTATCTTATCCCCATATTCTTTAATCATTTCAGTGAATTTATCTTTATACCAAACAGCTTCATTTATTTTTTCTTCGGCCATATAAATTACCCCTGTTCGTTTTACTGATAGTTAGTTTTGCTTTTCTAATAATATACAACTAACTTACTTACTAAATTTTTCAATCCAGATTTTATCGGCGGCAAAATTTGCACTAACTTCAAGTACAGTATCATCTTCAACAGAGAATGTTAAATCTTGAATATCTGTCGGCCATACACCATCGGCTTTAATCATATATTGAAGGCTATTACCTGTACTATCCTCATCTGCGGTTACATCATATATGTTAATTGTAGCTTCCTTTTTATATTCATGTGCTAAAGCTATACGCCCAGTATCATGATTAAATACTTTATTTCTCCAATCATATAAATTACGCCAACTATCATATTGATGATCTAGTCCGACTAAAAATGTAGCAGTAAAAGAATATTGCTGGTTTACTCTTCCAGCTAGCTGCATAACACCGCTAATCCATGGAACTTGAACGGCATTAGTTTTAGGTAGTACTACTGTTATAGATTTGCAAAGAATTCTTAATGGGTCATGATCATTAATAATTAATTCGAAGGCGTTTTTTCGTACGAAATCGCTTCTGATATTTACTGGATGATAAATATTACGGTCTCTCATATTAGATAATTCACCTCATGTGATTATTTTTGTAACGGGAGAGAGATTGTCTCTCTCCCGCCTATATTAATTTATATTACTCAGTTTTTAATTCAGAGAAGCTAGCACCGGTTGAAGTAATTACATACCTATTAACTAATCGTTCAGCAGTTTTTGTTGGTTTTAACCATATTTCAGCGACCATCATATTATTATCAATGTCATTGGGGGTGTTGGTTGTTTCATCACATATAACTTTAAATTCATATAGTCCTCTACGATGTTTTATGTCATTTAACAATGGGTTAACTAATTGTGTATATTGAATCCAAGTTAATCTATCATTTGGTTCAAATAGTAGATACTTAGTTGCAGTGGCCAAAATCTTTGTAATATATAATACCAATCGCATAACATTAACTCTATCTAGCGCTGTAGGTTTTCTTTGTAGTGTTTTTTGACCGAAAACTACTATGCCATCTCCCACAAAATCACATATAGGGTTAATAGCATTAGAACCTGTAGCATATAATAAATCTCTATCATTAACATTCAAATATCTCTCAACTTTTTGTACTTTAAATAGCCTACCCCTATTTAAACCTGCAGGAGCATTCCAAACTTCAGCTCTGGAGTCGTTATATGCATATACACCAACAATTCTAACAGATGGAGGTACCCACTGTAAGGATTCGGTGAATGGATCGGCAATTTGTATCCAAGGATAATATAAAGCGGCAAAGCTAGAATTTAGTGCATTTTCATTAGCCCACTGACCGTCACCGTTACTCCAATTAACTACCTGTTGAGGAGTTAAATTGCGAGGGGGGTCTATAATGGCGAAACAGTCTCCTCTTTCAACTTCACATATTTGAATTAAGGCATTTGCTACAGATTTATCTCCAGGAAAATCAGGGCAAGCTAATAGGTTAATATCATAAGTTTCACTGTTGGAATATTCTTCTAAAGCCTTTATTGCGGTAAAAGGTGTAATATGCTCAAAATCATCGTTTCCGCCTGATAAAGTCAATACGGTATTAAGTAATGGAATAGCAGTAACAGTATCATCATATAACTTTAATTCAATTAGGTTTGAAACAACTTTATTAGTAAAATGTTTTGCAGAATTAATATCAGTAAAATTAAGATCTTTCCAGTTTTCTTCTGGATTTTGAGTGGTTAATTGGTTACTATTCCATACTTTGAGACCATATCCATAAAATGAATCTTTATAAAACATAAGTTTAATTCCATTATAAGAACTGCCTTCGTATAGAGATGTAGCTTCACCCAATTTGGATAAATATGTTGCAGTAATTACATCATTTACTTCTAATGTTTTTACATAGTTAACGTTTATGATACCTAAATCGTAATCAATAGTTCCATTACCACATGTACCTATTAATTTACCATCACCATTATCTATTAATTCAGCATCTTTGATTTTAACCCTAACAGAACCTTTAACTATTGGAGCCATAGGTACAGTAGCGCTAACACTACCACTTTCAGTACCGGATTCATTAATGATAGCAATATCATGAGAATATTTGGCCATATAGGATGCATAAATTTTAAATCCATTTGCTGGCGGAGTAATTAAACCGAAACTGATTTTTTTATTATTATAATCTATACTGTTAGTACAAGGAGCTACGTCACCAATAAATTTACCTAAACCGTTATCAGTTGCAACTACATTATTATTTACTAATATATTAACTGAATTAGGTATTATTACAGTACCAAGGTTTCCTATGTAAGATAAACCATATTTTCCACCATCATGATTTTGATTACCAATAATTCCTAAGGTCTTAATTTTAAATGAACTATACATATAATTGGCTACAAAAGTATCATTAAGGTTTACATTAGTAGTATCAAATAATATGATCCATTTACCTGTAGTTATATCTAAAGAACCGCTTCCTATGGTATTATTTTCTTCATCTTTACCTATTAAATTATAGCTATTAGTTGTACTATTTATAGGCCCATTAGTAGTGAATGTATATACATGATCGTTAGAATTTATAGTTATATTAAACGTAGTTTCGGCATTGATAATATTTATATTTGCTAAAATTCCAGAATATGTTTTATCAGGTGCTACTTTATCTACAATTTTAGTTTTTTCATTTGTTACAACATTTTCTTTATAATTATAACGGATTGATACTATATCGGATAGATTCCCATTTGCTAGAGTAAATCTGAATTCACCAGTATCATAATCAATAAAGTTTGGATATTGTGTTATAGCATTGTTTGTATATGGAGAAATTGTGCCGGTATTATCATCATTTATAATAATATAATTTGTTGGATCATCTGGATTTACAATCTTAATCTCTACGGTTCCAGGTACAGGAACTGAATTTAGTGTTGCATTAAAAATATAAGCGCCAGTATCATCAACATTTGCAATTAATTCATCTTTTATCTCATTTGCTCTTGGAATTTCTACAGAAGCTTTTACTGCAGATGGTCCAACTAATCGTTTAAACCATAGAGAAGATCCAAATTCTAGAAAATTAACGGCAGCTAAAGCACTATATTCTCCTGATCTTGGTACACCGAATAAATCTATAAATTGCCTAACTGAAGAAACAAATGTTGGTTTAGTGGGTCCTTTAGCTGTTTTTCCAACTAATCCCAGAATCGTTTTAGATAAAGTGGGTGCATATAATGAAAAATCTATAGTTTCAAAATATACACCAGGAGAAGCATGAATTGGCATATTTATTACACCTCTTTAAATAAATTTAAACTTTTAATTTTAATTTTATATTTAGATAGATTCTAAATCAATGATCTTAATACTTTGTTGATTAGATAAGACCGTTGGAGTATTTCTTTTAACATCAATCAAGAATCCATATAGGCTAAAATTTAAAGTACCATGAAATATTCTGCTTACATTGTCGGCGATTTGAGTATAAGAAGTAGAATCGCTAAATGATATACTATAAATATAAGAATTCATTTCAATATTATGATTTGCAATATCTATTTTAACCGTTACATAGTGATTTTTGTGAACCTTAAATAATATCTGCTCGATAATTTCATTATGCATATCTTGAACAAGTGAAAAGAAATCAATTTGATAACTGAAATTATATGGCATAAAATCTGCGCCTTCAAAATATTTTTTATTTGAACTGATATTGTATAAATATGGACGCGTAACATGAGATTTTACTAAATTTGTTTCTGAAGTTGCCGATAAACCGGTTCTAATTATTGATATTAATGGTAATACCGCCGTATTATCGTTAGTTACATTCAATTTGACTCCTTGTCTTGAAGGTGTGGCCAATAATACTTGTGGAGACCTTAAAGTATCCCCATCTTCTATTTTTATATCACTAAAATAATTAACTACTGCTTCATCATAATATCTTAAAAAGGACATTTACGATCACTTCGTTATATATTAATTACATATCAACTTCTTCTTGATTGTTATGTTCATGTGTATTTTCTACTATCTGAATAGCCGCAATTTCAGATAATAATATTCCAACCATCTCAAAAATCAAATTATTCTTTTTCTTATCAATTGTTGCCTTTGAAACTTCATTTGGTTGTGGTATATAATTTACCCATTGATTATAGATCTTAAAACATTGATCTTCATAAATAGATACAACGATAGATTTTCCACTCTTAAGAGTAAATACCATTTTCATTTTTCTTTTCATCAATTAATAACTCCTTTTCAATATTAATTTTCTCTTTAAGTAAATTTAAATGATACTCAATAATTTGATCGGCTTTATTAATATCTCCAGGCCAGACATTTTCTAATATTGAAGGATATCTAGCTATCGTATCATCATAATTTTCATGTATCATTTTATGAATACAGTGATTCAAAGGAACACATGGAACACATCGATTAAAATGAATATCATTTAATATTAAACAAACATAAAAACTATTGACAGGTAATTGGTATTGATTAAATTTATCTAAAATGTGTTCTACCCATTCCCAAAGAGTTATTCGAAAATGATGAACTTCAATTTGCACCCCATCTCCATCTTTGGTTAAACCGGTAGCAGCACATTTATCTCGATTAAAACTATTTAACCATATTAAGTATTCTTGACTAGTTCGAAACTGCTTAAGAACATGTCGAATAAAACTTTTATAATCATCTGCATCAAAGAAATCATAAAAAATATTGGTATACATATTAACCAACCGTAATAAATGTTTGTGGAAATTTATGACGTGATTTCAATTCTTCAAGAAGCTCTTTTTCTAATTCAACTGATTCAGTATATAACGCTGATCCAGAACCACTCAATGAACCTACTGGAAGTTGTACACCATCATATTTCCTACGAATTTGGCCTAAAACTTTTCCAACTCCAGCTTGGCAAAAACGTATCATCCAGTTGATTTCATAATCAGATAATGAACTAAGATTTGCATCATGATCAACTGTTATTACAAATTTAAATGTTGTTGAAGTATATGGCGCTGGATTTAATCTAACAATATTGGGTGGAACTAGTTCAGCCGATGGTTGAGTCCCAAATATCCTCTTCGCCATATCATAAGCCGTAAACATCGAGATATAATTCTCGAGATGACTAGTATTATTACTAGCGGCTAATGACATTGGAATAGCTAAGAATGATTGAATAGGCATACCTAAACCGATTAAATATTCTGCAGAAACATAAACGTCTAAAACTGCATTTACTTGTTCATATTCATGAATTATATAATCTGTAACGTACGGTGTTATTGATTTAGTAATATAATCTAACTTAGGTGAATATGTATTTAAATATAATATTGTTCGTTTAAGAATATATTTAAAAATATCATCTGAAATTTCAACAGCGACTACTGGCCAACCGAATTGACTATAAACCCTTGATTTTAACTCATTAAAGTCATCCTCTTCTATTGCTATATTAACATCCGTAGATTTGAATAGTACTCCCATAAAACCAAACCCTTCTAAGAACTGACCCTTTAAGAATTAATTTCAGAGATTTTCTTTACCAATTCATTTTTTGTTAGTTTGCTAGGGTTTTCGATATTGAGTTTTTCAGCTAATTTAATAAGATCGGCCCTTTTCATCAAATTCAGATTGGATACAGGTTTAATTACCTCTTTTTCATCATATCTATCTTTAGGTTGATCTTCAGATGTCTTTACTATATCTTCTGTTACTATATCTACCGTATCTTCTGATGTAACCTCGGTTGGTTTCTCAACAGGTTTAACAATTGGCCTTTCTAATTTAAACTCATCTACCAATTCAGGTTGTGAAGTAATATATTCAGGTCTAGCAATAATCTTTTGTTGGCTTTTTAAAAAATCAATATCTTCTTTGCTAAATTTGACTTCATCTGCATCAAAAATATCTCCTGCTTTAATCGTTACACCGTTATGACCAAATGTAATAAAAGCATAATATTTATTTTTTTTCATTTACCTCTCCACCTTATCTATAAAACGCTTTATAAATATTAGCAATAGAAGAATCTTTTTTCTCCTTATTGCCTTCTATTTTAATTTTTGAATTCTCTATATTTTCTTCATCTAATATTTCTTGTAATTCTTCAATTGAAATATTTTTCCAAATTTTTGAATTTGATCGTTCTTTCATAAATTCAATAATTTCTACCCTAGCTTTTTGGGCATCTTGTAAACCAACACTATTGCTTAAAATTTTAGCCATATCTCTTAAAAGGAACGCCTTACTTTTAGTCCAACAATATAAAGCATGTGCCCAACTAAAAACTAAGTCATCCTTTACACCTGTAGGCTTTCCATGATCATCTACAATAAAACCTAGTAACTGATGATGTAACCTTTCTGATCTTATTATACCTCGTTTTTTCACGACGTCCTTCATACGTCCGGACATAATAGCTTCAAATTTAATTCGAGCTGACGCTTTCTCTTCATCTTCAGAGATTATTGTATTCAAAGCCTCTGTATATTTATCAAGAATAATATTGTACATATTAGCTAATATTATATCTCTTGAAGAGCCGGTAACTAATGTTCCAATCATTGATTTAAATAAATCTTTATTGTTTAAATTGCCATTTAGTTCATTTTTATTATTATCACGATATAAATTGATACCAATTCCACCGGTACGGTCGATAATTTTATCAATTAATACTTTTCCTACAGCGTTTCTTTCAATATTGATTAGAGCGTTATTATACATCTTTGAAATTTTAATTACAATATCAGCAAAATCGTCTGGTTTTATTAGATTACTATCATATTCAGCAACTTGTTCTAATGTAGAAGCCTTTATAACTTGGATTGTACTTGAATCTTTACGATCACCATAAGCGACATCAACACCCATTACATATGATTGTTCTTTATCTGCTAATTCCCATATCCATAGATGATCATCTAGATCTTTTGCAATTGGGTCTATTGTTTCAATTGCATCTAATATTGGACCAGGGATGTATGTATTACCAGAAGAAACGAAAGATAATTCTAATTCAGCGGCAATTGATCGATAATTCCAGTTGAGCTGACTACATTGATCAATATACCATTTTTCATCATATTCCGGAACAGCAGACCAATGTATCTTAACTGGAATATATTTATTATCCTTTCGTAAAGCACCTTCATACATTTCATAATACCATTTACCTGTTCCTGATATACCATTCGGAGTTGATATAATTATTATTCCGTATGGTTTACCTTTCATAGAATTAAACGCTCTGGATATAGTAGGATAACCTGCTTGATAGACCAATTCAACATTTTCAATAAACGCTGCTTCGTCAATAATCAATAGGTTGATTGATTCACCTAAGCTTGAGCTTCTTGTAGCTGGAACTGCAACAATCTTAGAACCGTTAGAAAAAATAAGGGTTTGGCGATTGTCAACAACAAGTTTTAGTTTCCATTCATCTTCAGGTAAATATTCATACATTTTTCTTATTTTATCAAGGAATGAGCTGGCGTTTCTTTGTCCAGCAGAAAATATTAATATATTATAGTTTGAATAATGTAAGGCGGACCATAAACATATTGATTGGACTAAAGTCGACATCCCAATTTGTCTAGACTTAAGTGTTATTATAAAATGTTTTAATAGAAATAGCTTAATAAGTTTTTCTTGAAATGGATACAAATTAAATGGAATGATCCCATGGGCTGGATGTTGGATCTTTACATTATTCTTTATCCATTCAATTGGATTCTCTCGATTATATATTAGTTTTTCTATTATTTTTGTACTATTGAGATCATTCATCCACAATTCTCCTAAAAGTGAAAAATTTAATTAAATTTTTCTTTTGATATAAGTTAATTTCTGTTCTTAATTAATTTTAAATTTAATATAAAGGTGGGAAAATTATAATATGTCAGATATAGTTAATAAATCTTCATTCAATTGGAATTTTAATGAGGATGATTGGTTTGTAGATTTAATTATGCGTCGATCAGATATTAGACATCGGATATTTACGTTAAAAGATTATTTGACATCAAAAATAAATGATGTCGTATATGAAATATATACAATTGTAAAAGAATATCGTACCAAATTAGAAAATGAATCATATGCCTTTATAAATAAAAAGAACTACTTAATATTAGCTGAAAATCCAGATAAAATTCAAATAACATTAGAAGATGAGTATCGTTTAAAAGATTTAGTTGATAAATATAAAATTTATAATTTCATATCATGGTTCCATTTAGGTAAGAATACCAAAATATTTAAATATTGTACATTACAGAAACAAGAAATATTAGAAAAAATATATCCAATTGTTGATTTAAGTATAAGAAAAGTTATTGGGTCTAAAGTTATAGATCCATATACTCCTGAATTTGAAGAGGCCGTTAATAATGCGTGGTTGGCGATTATAAAATATCTTCCTAAAATAGATACTTCCAAGGTTATGTTTAGTATATTTGTTGGAATTGGACATAGATCAGCTATTTATTATAAAGCAACACAACTAAAAGAAAAATATAATGTTGTTCGAATAAATGATTTAAATATAATAAATAATAACCATGAAAATTTAGGAGAAGAATTGTTTATTAATATGGTTGTATCAAATGATCCGGATAGTGATTATGAGATGACTGATGTTGAAAATGATATTCTAGATGAAATTAATTCAATTAATATTGAGCAATCATTCTATCTAGAATCAATCAATGATGAAATTGATGATATTATAAATTCATTAGAAGATCCAGAAAAGACGTCCTGTTTACAACAAAATATTCTAGCACATTCTTATAATATCTTGTCAGGTAAAATAAAGAAAATTTGTTTTGAAAAGATATTTGCTGAATTTTTCATTGATTTAATTAATTCAAAAATTTCAGAGAAATTAATTTCTAAATATACTCCGATATTGACAAATATTATGGATATCGCCACAATTGATCCAAACATTGTAAATGATATTAATTCGAATATTCAAGTTTATAAATTGTTTAGAGACTGGTTAAAGGAAAAAATTAATACCAAGCTTCATAGATATAATATTAAACTAGATGATAACACGGATATTCTTAAAAAACAACATGTGTTAGAGATTGTTAAACGTGAAAATCTAATGATAAAATACATAAAGGAACATAAAAATGAAATACTACCTAAACTACTCGAGTTTAAATCTACGTGTATAAATCTAAGATTCTAGGTGAAAGCTATGTCTATTTTTCGTCATGAAAAAGAAAATCAATTTTTTAAATTAGTTATGAATCGTTTAGATGAAAAATATAATGGTAATATTTTTCATTATAATAATGCTGAAAATGATGTAAAATCTCAGTTACAGCTAATAAGGAAATTAAAATCAGTTAGTGCAATTTATGAATCTCAAAATATTACAAATAAATATACAAAACATACTCATATTGATTTAAATAAAAAAATAGCCGAAATTGAATATTCAGATTATCCAGAAGCTTTATTAAGTTATTCATTGGAATTCTTATCAGTAAAAAGAATATTTCCATATTCTTTAGTTACATTCTTAGATAAAAACAAAGATAAAGATTTAGCTAAATTAAATCCAAGTAAAAGGGATGAAGCTAATAAAGTTTTTACATGGGTTAAAGATCGTATTTTAAATACACAATTTACACTCGGAAATATTTCATTAGATAAAGAATCAGGTGTTTTTAAATATAGTACTAGCATAAGAGACAATAATTTTGGAACAACTTTGCAATATATGACAGCTATTATTGATAAATCTAAAGTAATACAGATACCTGGCACTAACTTGAAAAAGAATTTGCTAGAGTTATCTCATGATTATAGTAGTCTTTTTGCATATTTTATGGCGTTTGGATTTACTGAATTTTATACCAGATGCACCTGTCCAGATTATATTAAAAAATATTCTAAGAAAAATGGAATTTCTAATTATTTCTGTCCACATATTTTATACTCATTAAGTCAAATGCCTTATTATTTAATCTATACATTATCTTAGGTGGTTATATAATGTCAAAGAAAATAGTCTTATCGGCTAAAATCGACTATTTAATTAATTATGCTAAACAACAATATAGTAAATCTAGAGGTTTACATTTAAATTCTGCTGATTGGAAACCTTTTATTACAATTGGGACTCCTCAATATTATTCTTTTATTCTTAATGGGACAATTAAATTTTATACTAAATCTATGATTTCAGGTGAACGATATGATCAGTTACTAAAGTTGACTGATTTTAAAAAATTAGAAGCTCCATTATTATTACTATTTTTGATTGGTCATAATGAAAAGACTATAACAGAATTCATATCTCTTTTATTATCACACGGTGAGGCCAAATTATTCTGTCCATGTAAATCTTATCAATTTTGGGGCCCACATTACAACTTAACAAAAATTAGATCGGCATATGGCCCAGGTGAAATACGTCCACCAGATAAAAGAGATCCTAATCATCAGAATTTAGTATGTAAACATTTATGGGTTATTTTAGATTCATATTCAAAAATGATAAATTCATTTGCCGCCGGATTGCTTCCATATTATAAGAGATTATTCGGTTTAACTTCACCGACTGGAATTAAAAGACTACAAAAAACATTAGGTAGGACTGGTTTTAAAAAGGTAATTGAGCAAGCGATTATTAATTTAAATAAAATTAATAATGTACAAATAATTAGTAAATTCAAACAATTAACTGATAATAAATTAAATGAGGTTTTGAAACCAAAGGAAAACATTGAACCACTACCGGAATTTGAAACAATTGATAAATCTAAACCGGAAGAAAAAATGGAAGAACCCGAAGCCAAACTAGAAGAGACATCTGAAGTTAAAAAAATAACACCTAACGATATGGAAAAAATAATTGATGAAGAAAAAGGGAATGAGGAGATGCTGTAAATGAGATCATCTATGGTAAAAATTTTATCAGATGAAGATAAATTAGCTTCTTATATTCAAGAATTAGAAGAAGATATATCTAAAACCGAAATAGTTGATGCAAAATTGGATTTGGTTTTAGATAATATTCTTAATATGTTTGCAAACTTTACTGATAGAAGAGCGTTAAAATCTACAAATATTGAAGCCGTAACGAACCTTTTTAAACTTAAATCTGAATTGCCAATGAAAAGAATTCAGACAAAAAAAATGATATTGGATATTTTAACAAAGAAAAATGAATTAGATATTAAAGCTAAATCTGTAGATGCAACATCAAAATTAGCCGGTGATACATCTGATATTTTAAGAGCAATTTTTATGAAATTAGATGAGCAACAAATTCACCCAAAAATATTTGATGAAGATACACTTCAGAATGAATGTAAAGATATTATTGATGTCCCGGCTGATCAAACTCATATAGAAAAAGAGGAACCTGAAGTAACTGATATAGTTTCATTACAAAAGACGTTAGATAATGAGAATTTTGAATCATTTAACGTGGAGGAAGAACACGATGCCTAAAAAAACAATAATAGGGGATATTGGGGATCGTCTAAACGAAATTATTAAAAACTATACGGCAAAAACCGTTGAAAATCAAATATATGACGAATCTGGCAAAAAGATCGACTTAACAAAGTTAATTCCGCCAAAAGAATTAAGTAGAATTCTACAATCAATCACTTCTGGTAGTATTTTTGGAGAAACGTTATTTGAGAAATTTTTTGATCTATCAATGGGACGGGCCGGCAGATATTCTGAATACGAACAGATATTATATCGTATTCCTGAAGCTGCACAGGCTCTCCAGATTTATGTTGATAGTATATTAGCACCTAATGTTGGTGATAGAGAAAACCAAATTTTATTTGATATTGAGAAAGAAAATAGTATTAGTGTTAAAGCAAAAGAATTAATTCAAATTATATTGAAAAAAACTAATTTTTATGATTTTTTACCTCAAGTAATTTATACTACATTATTATATGGTGATTGTTTTATTGAAGTTGATAAAACAAAATCAGGTATTCGTTACATCCTCCACACCCCAAAGAATTGTACAATCTTATATGATGCAAAAACTGATATTGAATTAGGTCTAATTATTCAGCAAGAATCTGATTCATCTAAATTATTGGATATGTTATCCCAGGCGTATCCTTCATTGACAATTAGCGTTCCTGATCGAGTTATTTCAGTAATAAGCAATAAAACATATATGGCGAATTCAAATAATACTTTTGAAGTTAATTTAATAAAAAATCAAATTGAAGAAATAATTGGAGATTTGTTTAAAGATTATGGTGCTAAATATAAATATTTACCACCCGGACATTACGTAAGATTTCCAATTTATTATAACAATATGTACTATCCTTATGGTACATCAATATTTGATCCGGTAAGATCAATAGCCAAGCAATTATTATTAGTTGAAGCGGCTCTATCAATATATCGTGCGACAAGAACACCTCTTAGAACAGTATGGACTATAGAAGTTGGTTCAACTCCTGAAGATCAAATTCCTGGTCTTATCAATGGAATTATGAATCGTGTACGTAGACAAAAAATAATTAATTCAGATAATGGAACAGGAACGACATTAGATTCAATTCCAGAGATGATGACTCTTGAAGAAGATATTTGGTCTCCATCAATTAACGGAATGCCTCTAATTAAAGCTGAACCACTACAATCTGGTGATGTTCAACCATATATTAATGATGCTGAATATTTTAAAAAGAAATTGTTAGGGGCTTTAGGAATCCCACCCGCTTATCTTGCCGCTGAAGAAGGTGCTAGTACAAGAGCTTTGTTAACACTTGAAGATATTAGATTTAGCCGTACAATAAAGAAATATCAAGGAGATATTAATAATGGTCTAAAAGATTTAGTTGATACATGTTTTATTTTAACAGGTCATCCTGAATTTATTGGATGTGTTAATATTACCTTGCCAGAACCTAAAAATGTTGAAGATAATATTCGAATTGAAAATTTAAATAATCGATTAGCTACGGCAAATTCTATTATGGATAGTTTTCCAAACATTCCTAAATTATGGGTTCTTAAAAATATTATTGGTCTAACTGATGATGACGTAGATGAAATGTCTAAAATGGTTTCTGTACAAAATAATTTAGTAATATTTTCAGAACAAAAACCGGGTAAAATGGGCACAGAAGATTTTAATGCAATGAGTGGTGGAGGTATACCAATGGGAGAACCTATCGGAGGAGAACTTGCTACTGAAGATCTTAGTATAAATGAAGAGGATGATATGCTTGATGGCCCAATGGGATTGGTTGACCTGGATGAGTTAGGGTCTGAAGGTGAAGAAACTGGAGAGGAAATTACTACAGAAGAATCTGAAGAAAATAATTTGTTATAAAAGAATAATAAATATAAAATTAAAATTAATTTTAATAAAAGTATTAAATTAGGAGGCTATATATTCTATGTCAAAAGAAATGCTTAAAAATGATATAAAAAATATGTTATGTCAGTTAATCAGTATAATAGAATGTAATAATTTAAATTATAATTCAAATTATAATTCAATTGTTTCAAAAATATATTCCGAACTAGATACAGTAACACCTATAGATCTATTTGTAACTAGAGAATATTTACATGATGCACTATCAAGTATTTTATCAACAACAAATGTTGATACTAAGGTATCAAAAAAGAAAGTTTCACTTACATCAGCTAATTTAAAGGTTGTTCCAGATTCCGTTGGAAACTACTTTGTTATAAAAAATGAAAATGGCCAAGATAAGATTATATTCCAAACAAATGATAAGAAAAAGGCGGATGAATATGTAAAGACAAATTCAATGAATCCTGCCATTGCCACACCATTAGAAGAAAATCTAGATCAAGAATTAACTGATATTCCATCAGATGATATTCCTAATACTGATGTCGAGGCCTCAGATACAGATTCAAAAGAACTAGAAAATCAGTCAATAGAAAATTCTGAAAATTTAAATATAGAAAAAATGGATACAATTATTCAAAAGGGTAACGATTTAATATCTATCATTGAAAATTCAATTGACGTTATTCCAGATCTTAATGCAATAACAGAACTGGTTACGATTAAAGTTACATTGCAAGATAAGATTGATGCAATTAATGTTACAGATCCTTCTGATCCAAAACTTGATCAAATGCTTTCAAATCTAACAAATATATTTGATCAAGCTGAAAGTCAAGCCATAGATATAATAAACAAAAATACTCCTGGTGCTAAAATCGATGAACTGATTCCCGCTAAAGAAATAAAAGAAAAAATAGAAGATGGAAAACCTGCGGTAGAAAGTATCATCATTGAAGATGAAAAATTTGAAGATGAAGTTGATGAAGAGTCTGAAGATAAAGAATTCGAAATTGAAGATGAAATTGACAAAGATTCTGAAGATAAAGAATCTGAAATTGAAGATGAAGAATCTGAAGATTTTGAAGGTTTTGAAGAATTTGAAGACGGAGAAATGGAAGATGAAGAAATGGAAGAATCAAATCTTGAGTCTCTCATTGATGAATTAGTATCTATTGCTGAAGAAAGTGGAGCAGATCCTGAAGAATTAGATGAAATAAGAAAATACATTTATCAAGAAATAGATAACCTTAATAGTGATACGGAAAAAGATTTTGATGGTGAATTAGATGAATTTGAAGAAATAGCAGAAGATGAAGAATTAACTGAAGATGAAGAATTAACTGAAGATGAAGAAATAGCTTCTCATAATCATGATGAATTTGATGAAGAATCAATAAATGAATCTATATCAGAGGAAACTACAGTATCCCCAGATGATTCTGAGGTGCCTTCTGATGAAGAAGTAGAACAAGTTGATGGTCAAATTAAAGAATCAGTAAAACTATCATCTCAGCAAACAAAAACTAAAATGGATCCATTCGATTTTAAAACATTAGAAGAGGAATAAATTCAACAAAATATAATTAAGAAATTTAAGTAAGGTGTTGAATTAAATATGATAGCTAGTCCACAACGCTATTTATTTCGATCAATAGTAAATCCATTACTTGAATATACTATTCTAAGTGATGTAAAAGGGAACTTAGGAAACAAGGTTATTGCAGAAGCGGTATTTCAGAAATGTGACGATTCAAATGCAAATGGACATAGGTTTCCAAAACATGTTTTATCTGCGGCTTTAAGTCAAATTGAAGAAGAAGTACAAAATCGTCATTTCTTGGGTGAACTAGATCATCCAGATGATATTAATGATGTTAATCGTATTGCCACAGTTTCCCTTAAGAATGTTTCCCATGTAATTACATCTTTGGCAATGGATGGTAATTATGTTGTAGGAAAGTTTGAAACTTTAGATACACCAAACGGAATGATTTTAGCCTCATTACTTAAAGATAAGATTAAAGTTGGAGTATCTATTCGAGCAATCACAGATCAGGATATTAGTTATGGGTTAAATAATATTGATACAATTAATGAATTTACTCTTATATCTTACGATGCTGTACATAACCCAGCATATTCTGATGCATATGTAAAATCTATAATGGGCTCCGTTTTTAAAATTGATAATAAACCACATATAAAAGTTAAAGATAAAATAATATCTTTATCAGAGTCTGAGCTTAAAGAAATTATTCAAACAGCAATTATGGCTACTATTAGAAAGGTTTATAAAAAATAAATTAATTATGAATGGAGTATATTAAACATGTCTATTACATTAAATGATTTTATCAAAAAAACATTAAATTTGATTGATGATCAAGATATCGATAGAGAGTTAAATGCTGCTCAAATCAAATTTGGAGTTGATTTATTCAAAAAAGAGTTAGATATTATTGATTTGGATCAACAAATTTCTAGTATTAATAAAAAGACACAGGAAATAAAATTAAATACTAAAGACTTAAAAAATAAATTAAATTTAATAAAAGACACAATTTAATAGATTGGTTATAAGGGTGGGACTATAGAATGAATATCGATAAAGAATTAATTCAAGTGGCGGTGGATGAAGCCTTAGAAAATGTTCTTAATAAACATGATATTATTGAGAATTCTGAAGATATAGTTGATTTTAATAATATAGAAGAATTGAATAAAAAAAATAATACACAATCTGAACCACCAATTAATGAAAAGGTTATTGAAAAGGTAGAAGAAGCTATTGATGATGAATCAAACTACAATTTCTTGGGATTGGATATAACAATAAGTAAGAATGGCGATAAATATGATGTAACAATAAAGAAAGATGATAAAGAAAAGACTGAATCTGTTGATTCTGCGGAATTACCAGCAATTCTAGGTTTAGTTGAAGACTTTTTTAATGAAATTGTTATTGATGAAGAAAATATTGACGAAAAATCAGAAGATGAAGAACTAGATGAAGAAGATGAAGATGTAAAACTAGATGGAGAGGATGAAAAAGAAGAAGATGATGATGAAGAGAGTGAGGAAGATAAAGAGGATGATGAAGAAAATGAAGATGTAAAACTAGATGTAGAAGATGAAGTATTAATGTCATCTTTACGTAAACAATATAAAAATAAAGTAAATGAGATTTTTGAACATGGTTTAATGGCAAAAGAATTAGTTTTAGGAATGATCAAAGAAAAATTAGTTGCTGGAACGGTTAAAGAATTAATTGATAAATCTAAAGAAAAAGATGCGATTATTGCAAGCAAAAAAGAAGAACTTAAAAAGGCCAGTTTAAATTATTTAATTGCAAAGAAAATGAATAATCAATATAAAAATGTTTATACTGTACTTTCATCTGGTATTGAGAATATCAAAAAGAATTTAACTGATAATAAAATTGATATTGATATCGCAAATAAAGTTTTAAATAAATATAAAATAATTATTTCTGAAGTAGTAACGGCAAAAAGCCCAGAAGCTCTTATAGCTGCAATTAACAAAACAAACAGAGTAAATAAAGCCGTACTCGCATATATAAATAAAACAAAAACTGAACAATCTAAAACACTTGTATCAAACAAAATACAAAATAATACAACTAAAAAAGAAATTAAAAATATTGTAAAACCGGTTAATGTTCTTAACCGTACAGGATGGAAAACCAATTCAACGATTTTAGCTAATAGATATGATGGTATAGAAGAAATGAGTGCCGAAATTTTACGTATAGCTGGAATTAATGACTAGCAATTAAAAATATTTAAAATTATATAAGGAGTGTATTATTTAATGAGTAAAGATTATACAGCCCTATTAAGTTCAAAGGCATGGCCTAATGTTGAGGCTAAGTTATTAGCCAATGTAAAAAATCCCATTATGCGCAATAACCTCAAAACTGTTCTAGCAAATACTCGTCAGGCTCTTTTGGCTGATACTACTATGCAGAATATGATATATCTACCCAAAATTGTATTACCATTAGTTCGTCGTCTATTCCCCAAACTTATAGCTAACCAAATAATATCTACACAGCCTTTACAGAGTTCTACTGGTTGGATTCGATTTTTAGATGCTTATGTTGAAGGTCTAGATGGCAATCCTGTAGCTACCGGTAGTCCTTTTGGTGAAGGTAACATCTATCCTTGGAGCAATGGAGATTATAATTACTCTACTCCTCAGACTGAAGTTCACGATATTATTCTTGCCGATGGTACCAACAACACTGAAGTCAACTTTAACGGCACATTGTCTAAGATTCCTTCTGAAGGAACACTAGTTATTGAAATGGCTGATCAGCCAACTTTAAGTGGTGCTACATCTTTTACTAAAGTTGCTGAAGTTGATCGGAACGGAGTAATTTATCCACTAACTTCAGTACTAACAATTACTGGTATGATTAATATGCAAACAGGAGTATGGGTATTAAACCTAAATACTTCAAATGTTAATGGCCTACGGTTTGCATATAAAGAAGATATTCAAAAAAACGTTCCATTTGGTTCTAATAAAACATATAATACACTAAAATTCAATATATCTAAAATACCTGTAGAAGCTAAAACTCGTAAACTAGGCGCCACTTATTCATTCGAATTAATGGAAGACTATAAGAATGAATTTGGTGAGAATTTTGAAGATAAGATGGTTGATTATCTAACCACTACCATTTTAACTGAAATAGATGGCGAAACTATAAATATGCTATTCAGTAAAGCCGCCGAATCTAGTAGTTGGGATGCATCTGTACCAATGACCTGGACTAGGGGCATAAATGCTTGGTATGAAACTATTATGCCAAGGATTAACAAACTAAGCAACATTATATTCCAGAAAACTCACGTTGCTGGTGCTTCATTCTTGCTATGCAGTCCAACTACAGCTACTGTTTTCCAATCTATGATACAGTATGCCGGAAATGGAAATCCTGTTGATGGTAATATGGAGATAGGAACAGTAAGGATGGGAACATTATCTGGTCAATATAATGTATATGTTTCACCTCTATGTGAAGATGGTAAAATTCTCCTAGGATTTAAGGGATCTAAACCTGAAGAAACCGGAGCTATATATGCTCCTTATGTGCCTATTCAGTTACATCCAA